CTGTAGACGATATGTGTCCGGCTAATACTTTACCAGTAGCGTTAGACGTACTAGCAACATTATTAGATTTGTACATATCAAATCCACGTAATTTACCGCTTGATACTAAACCATTTCTCAATGATCCTTGACCTGCGTTGAAGTCAACGGATAGTAGTTTAGAACCTGACTGTGAAAGCTCCTCATAGAATGAAGGTGGTGCTAAGAACCATCTTCCTTCTTCAGGAATACTTTGATCGTCAAGAAGTCTAGCCATTCTAGCCATAAGGTCTAGAGGATCAACACCAGTTCCGTCAGAACCTAAAAGGTCTACAGAATTAGTAGCGTGAGATAGAGTTGCATCAGCAGTTGCACTGTCTGAACCGATAATGTGGTCAGGTGAACTTGAAGATACACCTGCAAACATTTCAGCAATAACTCCTGCATCAAAAGCATCTCTCAATGCGTATGCAGCAGATGAACTAGCAACTTCTTTGAAGTTCACGTGAGACATTGAAGTTTCAATATCATCAACGATGAATTTAAAAGCGTTTGCTACATCAACGACCATAGTTAGTTCTTGGTCTGTTAATGCTGTTTTAGTTACGTCAGCACCTCTTTCATATTGATAGACGGTGATTTCCGGTTCTTTAATGATTCTTACAGTATCTCCGAAAGCAGAAATTTCTCCTGAGTAATCAGTGTTAGTGATTGCTTCAGCTACCGAAGCTTTTCTAAAGAAGTTAAGTACCTTCTTAGAATAAACTTTGGGCATGAAAAAGGAGTTATTTTGACCACTTACGGAATTACCAAAGTTACCATTAGTATCAGTCGATTGCTCAAATAGAGCGTCAGATTGATTATATGCCATAATTATTCTCCTAGAATATTATATTTTGGTTATCCAATAATTCTACCTTCCTCTAGGGCTTTGTCGATTTCACTTTCGAGTCTATCGTACTCATCCATAGATAAGGCAGCAATTTCCTGTTGTGTCCAAATCTTAGGTTCGTTTACATCTGCAGGTTGAGTAGTCTTAGTAGACACTAAATCTGCTGCATCGTTCCTCGATTTGGTAGGAGTTGATTTTTCAGGCACGATTCCATTTTCAGCTTTAAAAAGGTCAATGGCTTTACTAGCAAGAGTTGCATTGTTTGGATTATTATAAATCCAATCTTTGATCTCTTCGGGTTGTTGTTCTGCCCAATCATGAAATTCATCACTACTTCTAAGTTCATCAAAGTCAGGATGTTTATTCAACAAATCTTTCTCTGCTTCTCTTTTTAGTATTTCTGATTCACGACTTTGCATTGCATCTAATCTTTCTTGCAGTGTTGCAAGTTTCTCTTCGCTTTGCAAGTGGGCTACTGATTCAACCACTTCATAAACATCAGGATATTGAGTTTTAAATTGTTCTAGTTCTTCGGGAGTTTTAGGAGCTACATACTCAGGCTGCGTTTCCGTAACCTTTTGTAATAACTCTTGCTCTCTATTTCTAAAATTATTTAAACTATTATCATAATGCTTTTTCAAGTCATCATATCTTTTTTTGTAATCTGGACGTTTGTGAGTTTGTTGTTTAGTTGGAGCAGGCTCTGCATTCACAGGTTCTGCTTCTTCTTCCGAACTTACTTGTGGACGTTCAAAAAACAATCCTTCCGCAGTCTCTCCATGTTTAGGCATTACATCATCTGTATGCCATGATTTTTTTTGATTGTACGGATTTGGTGTTGCTTCTACGGATTCCTCCTGTATTTGTTCAACTTCTGTCATTTTGGTTTCTCCTTAGGGCTTGTGCTATTTACAAGGTAGCCTATCATAAAAACGTCTTTTTACTAGGGGCTTGTCTTACAAGGTAGCTAAAGGTTATTAAATTGATAAGGGTCACTTATGTGAGTAGCTTATCGTTAGTTAGCTTCTGACGTAGGGTCGAGTAGAAAGCATTGACTTTTTAAGTTCATCACCAACTAAATCCTCTTCCTCTCTCAAACCTGCTTGACCACCAACAGTTTCTTTCGTCACTCTGATGTCTTGCTGTTGAGGTTCAGGTTGAGGTTTATAGACAGTGTCTTCCTCTTCTACCGGTCCACCATTAGCCATGTCTTGTCTTCCATCTGCAGCAGCTTCTGCTTCTTTCATCATAGACATTAAATTGTCTGCTCCGATTTCTTCAGTTGCTTTTGCAGTAAAGACAAATTCCCCATCCGATAGCCTTGCAGGTATCGAATCGGACCTACCAGTTCCCGGACCTTCTACAGTCCCTGAACCAGTAAATTCTGTTGCACTCTCGACTACTTGATCGAATATCTCACTTAGTTTTGCGTCTTTCTCGAGAGCTGCATTTAAATACATTTTATCTTCTGTAGCTAATGTTTCTTCTACAACATAGTCTACGTAATCTTCTTCCATTTCCTCATCAGGAAGCATTGGTTCTTCTTCCATTGGCATTTCTTTAGCTTCAACTTTAGCAGGTGCTACAGATATTGCAAGTGCATTCATCTGGTCGTCCATTGCTCCACCTTCTGCTTTTCCTTCTCTTACTTTACCTTCTTTTAATAATTTTCTCATCCTTCTTCTTGTAATATCTGGACTTATATCAGTTTCCCCTTCTTCTCTTAATTGTTTTCTAGCTAATCGCTCGGCTGCCATTTCTTGTGATCTTGATATATCCATTCCCACATCTTGACCTCCTCTTAATTCCATTTTTGCATATTTAATAAAATCGTCTATTGAAGAATCAAAACCCTCTACTCCACTCATTACTTCAAATTCATCAAGTACTTCTTTTATTCTTTCATCTGAAAACCCTAATTCTTTAAGTTGTTTAACTGAATCACTTTTTGGTAAAACTACTCCTTCTTTAACTTCATTAACTAATCTTTTAGCAAACTTACTAAAAAATCCACCTAAAGCAAACATTTGTCTATCTACTTCAAGTTGATTAGGATAACTTGGTAAAGGACTTAAAAACATTTGTGCATCTTCTGATCCTGTTCCTCCTGATTTATTTACTAAACCTGCTTTTACTTTTTTAATTAGACCACCTAAAAATTTAGGATTACGTTTTTCTAAATCTTGAAGAAGTTTAAAGTCTTCACCACTAATCTTGCCATCTTTGTTAGCATCAAGTTTCTTTTGATTTCCTTTTAAGTTTGCCATTAATTTTCCTCTCTTTCTAATGTAACTTTTACTTCTTCTTTAAGTTTACTCAATGTTTCCACTAAAGCCCACTTCCCCCGGTTGAGGAACAATTCCTGTTCCGATGTTGCCACCACCAGACCCTGTACGGTCAAGTTCTTCTGGTGATTGAGGTGGTCCACTAGGGCTTCCCATGCCTGAGGGTTGTTGACCAGTGGGAGGAGTTTCTTCGCCTGTTGTTTGCTGAGCATTTTGCATTCCTATTATTTGGGCAGCTATTGCAGCTTCTTCCGGACTGTTCAGAATTTCTTCTGGGTCTAGGTCGAGACTGAAAGCTAGTTCACTAATTAACTTAGACATCTTAACAAATGGAGCAACTGCAGGATTTTGTGCAGTTTGCAAGAACATAGTAAGTCTTTGTGATCTAACTTCTTTCTGCATGAGACTTGCTGTCCCCATTGCTTGTATTTCTAGATCACCAACGATATCTAAATCTTCTTCTATAAATTGCATATTCCAATGGAAGAAAGCTTCTCCTAAAGGTTTAAGCAAAAAGTCGTCAATGTTTTTTATAACTGTTTTAATATTTAAACTTGATGCACCGAGTAGCATTGACATACCTGATGCAGTCCTAGTCATGCTCTGTACTCCTGTCTGCCCATGAGAGTAACTAGGTATTCCAGTTTGTTCGTCTGCAAGTTGTCTAAACTTGTCAAACATCATCATATTTTCTTGTGCTGTATTTGGAAACTTAATTCCATGTATAGACTGTCCCGGCATTCCTGCTTGTCTTCTAAATATCTTTCCGGGATATATATCCATAGACTGTCCACCTACTAAGGCAGATTCATCTACATCAAATACTAATGAACCTGATAACGCTAAGTTATCAATAGCCATCCTAGCATGTCCATTCATTATTTGTTGAGAGTCCAACATGTTTTCAGGAACGCCAATACCAAAGAAACTATATGGATTCTTTTCGTAAGGGAATGCATGATAAGGTAGTGTTGGAGGTGTAAACGGATTTACAACAGCTCTTAATAAATTATGTCCACATACCCATGCATTAATTTGTACTTCATCTAAATCATCTACTGTATCTGGTAAATCAATACCAACTTCACGAGCATAGTCTGCATCCATGACTCCCCAGTATTCTAGTATTTCATATCTATCTGAGTAATCTGTTTCACTTCTATCTTCGTCTGCAGTTATTTGATCTTCGAAGTCACGAGCTTCATAATTAGGACCCATTTGTAAAACATTTCTAATAGCATCCTTATCAAAGTAAGGCATGTGTCTAAGATTACGAACTTGACTTCTATTAAACTTATGTCTGTGAACAATGTAGTCACACTCTTCCATTGTTGTAGCATTAGGGTCAGGATAAAAATCCCAACAACTAACAAACTCTACTCTAGGAACTCTAACATGTGTAGGAGTGTATTCTCTTCCATTCTCTCCAGTTGTCCAACGATGTAATGTTTTATTAAAACTAAATGGTCCTTTTAATATTCCAGTACCAAGCATAGCTGATTCAAATAATGCATTACGTAATTCAGATACACCATTTGATTCTTCTAGCTGATCATGGATTAGTTTTTCCATATTCCTTGCAGCTATCTGTGCAGGATTAACACTAGGAGCAGGCAAAGGAGAACGTCCTTCTGTTAAAACTATTTCTCCATCTTGTCCTGTGTAATTATCTTCTAATGAAGATAAAAAGTTTTCACCACTGGTAAGAGTAGCCCCCGGTTTTAAAACATTACCATCTCCTTCAAATCCTACATCAAAAGGATTAGAAGCTACTTCTACCTGAGAAACATCAATACCACTTTCTATTTGTGGTCCTTCAATACTTACTGGAGCTTGATTTAATTCTATGTGAGCTTCTTTGGCTATACCTTCAGGTAGCCTTGTTTCTTTTACTGATATTGGAAACTCACCTGTTCCAAACAGTACGTCAATAAGTTGTCCATAAGCAGCTACTGTTTTAGTTTTAGTAACTTTAATAAATACTCTTGACTTTTCAGATTCTCTAAACCTAACACGCTTTCCGTATAGACCTCTAAAGTTTTGATAGGATTGTAACCATCTTTCTTCATCCCCTTGTCTAGCTCGTTCTGCATCTGCAAAACGACTTTTAACTATACCTACAAGGTTTCTACTTTGATCTTCTTCAAGCTGTAAGGTTTTGCCATCTTCACCTTCTACGTCTTCGTAAAGGTTATCAGCATTTAGAAATGTATTTTCTTCCATATTAATATCCAAAAGTAGAATCAGAAGCTTCAAATGTACGTTGCTTTAAACGTATCATATCTGAAATTGGGTCTGACATTCTAGGTCTACTCATTATTAAATACCTTAATGCGTCATAAGCATGATCCTGTGCATGCGTATCTACATCCTCAGGATTCGTTTTTGACAAAGGTATACTTTGTAATTCTTTTATCAAGTCAGGACAAGTATTAAATATTTGCAAGCGTGGTCTACTTTCTGGATTTGCTTGTTTTAAATATTCGTGTATTTGCACTTTACCTGCTATTCTATTTTTATCTGCCCTTCTAAGTTTATGTCCTGATTTAATCAAGACTTCACCTATTGTAGGACCTGTGTATCCGGTTCTAGCCCATGCTGCAGTATCTAGTACTCCCGGGATCGAACGATATTCTTCTCTTTCTCTTTCAGTTATCTGTGCTCCAAGTGCTTCACCCGTAAGACCTTTTTGATAAAGTTCTCTATAAATAATGAGGGTCTTATCCTGTGGGTCAACAGCAGCCCAGAGACAACAGCTTTCCGAAGCGTATCCATAGTCAATACCTTTTATACGTTCCCAATGTAAGGGTATGTCAAAAGGTGGTATAACATGAACCGATGGATCAAACTCTACAAAAGCTGCTCCTTCATTTACTTCCCAGTTACCTTCTAATAATTGTTTTCTTTGGATTGGAGGTAGTGAAAGGAGCATGCGTTCATACTCACCATCTTTTGCTAAGTAGGGGTTGTCTGCCAACTTAGCCGGAATAAACTTTCTTGTTAAACCATCAGAGCCTACAAAAGATTTGTTAGGTTCATCCGATTGCAAATATCTTTTCTTTACCCAGTGTGCTCCAACACCACCGGGGTTTGCAGTACAACGTAAATAAGTTTTAATACTTGGGTCTGTTGTTCTTAAACGTGAAGCTAAATAGTTCCACCCGAACTCAGTTGGTAAGTGAGTTATCTCATCAAAACCTATCCAACTGTATGCTTGACCTTGATATCTATATACGTCTGCATCTTTTTCCAAGAAACCAAACTCTATTTTGGCTCCACTTGGAAAGTTCCAAATCTTTTCCACTTCTCTAAACTTAACTCCCGGAAAAGCTTTTGGATATAATTCTCTACTCTTATCTATCAGTTCTCGTAACTCTGGCATAGACCTTCTAAGTATTAAAGCTCTATGCCCTTTAACGTGGCAGTATCGCAATGGGTCTATTAACATTGCAAAACTTTTACCACCACCTGCAGCACCACCATAAAGTACATCTTTTTCGTCTGCTGCTAAAAAGTCTGTTTGTGGTCCTTCGTTTGGCATAAAAGCAACAAACGAATTTGTTTCATCTAAATGAGCTTGTACCGAATCGGCTAATGTGGTAACATCTGATTCTGTTACTACCTTCCCCTCTTTTGATACTGTCCGTTCATCCGATGCGTTCTCAAACTTACGGATTGTTGTTTCCTGTTGTCTGAGCGTTTGCTTTTTGGACCGTAGTTTCTTTTCGAGTTTTTCAACTGTTTTCCTCTTTGAAGTTAATGATCTCTTTGCTGCCATTTTTTTCTTCTGTGCAGCAGAGTATACATATTTAGATTTAGACCCTTTAGGTCTTCCTCCCTTCTTTCGAGGTGTTCCGTCTTTCTTAAGTATAAGGTTGCCTTCAGAATCTGTCAAGTATTGAGTTGAATTTATTTCTGTCGGATTCTTCTTGTCTTTGTCTGTCATACTTCTTATCTATGTGTTTCTTTAAACCCATTCTTGAGAGTTTACGATTCGTACTTGCTTCTAACCAATCTACTGCAACAGCTAAACTGATCTCGTCATTCCTAACCATTTGTGATACAACATCTAAAGCATGTATCTGTTCTTCAATAGGTTTTAGGTAACCTTCTACTTCTGCATCAACTTCATATCCAAACGGTATGGTTGATGTTTTTCTTTTTATATATCCTTCTTTCATAACTGATTGTGCTTTCTATGAGCAGTCTTTGTTTCCCAATCTTCAAGAGCTTTAGCAATACTTTCTTCAGCTAACACACTACAATGTAGTTTGATAGGAGGAAGGTCTAAAGCTTTTGCAATGTCCTTGTCTTTAATTTGTTTAGCTTCTTCGACTGTCTTACCTTTTAACATCTCCACAAACATAGTGCTAGATGCTATAGCAGAACCACAACCGTATGTTTTAAACTTAACGTCTTCTATGGTATCTGCGTTTAGTTTTAATTGTAAACGCATAACATCACCACAAGAAGGTGCACCAGTCATTCCTGTTGCAACATTAGGGTCTGCCGGATCGAACCTACCAACTGCATGTTTCTCAGGTTCGTTCAGTACACTTTGAAATCTATCGATGACTTGTTGTGAATATGCCATTACTTTTTAAATATCCGATCCCAGTTATCATCAAACTGTTGTTGTGATACTGATGTTTTCCTAGGTCTTGAACCTTTACCTACACGACCACCATTCTTCTTATTTGTCATAAGAACTGGTTTCTCATTACTTCCTAACTGTGGCATCTTACCATTTAACCTTGTCAGCCCAATATGCTGCCGACATTTTTCCTTTTGCTATGTTCTTACCATGACGTGCTTTAAAAGACTTACGCTTTGCTTTCATCTTAGCAGACTCACCTGCTTTAGGTTTACCTGCAGTCTTTGCACCTTTCTGTCCAAACCTTATGGTTTTAATCTTAGAACCTTCTTTAGCCACAACTATATGTGACTTCTTTGGATGGTTAGGTGTTCTCTTAGGTTTGTTATAACCACTAACACCTGCTCGTTTTAAACGTGAGTCTTTAGCTTTCCCACCTTTTTTATAATCTTCTCTCATCGTTTCTTCCCCTTATGTAGTCCATGCTTGGCATGTTGTTTACCTTTCTTCGTAGCTGCTCTCTTCTTTTTATTAGCTGCTGCTAGTTTCTTTCTTCCTGCTGCAGTTGATTTAAGTTTCTTTATAGTAGCTGCAGGTGCATAAACTTCTCCAGTTTCTGAAGACTTCTTACCACTAGCAGTTCTCCACTTCTGTTTAGTCCAACGCTTTAAAGACTTCTGAGATTTTTTAAGTGCCATTACTTATAACCCCCACCTTTAGATTTGTATTCTTTAGCAAGCATCTGAGCTTTCCTAGCACTCCATTGTCCGGGCTTACCACCTTTACTTCCTGCTTTAATCTTTTCAAAGAGTCTTTTACGCATAGTAGGTTTAGTATAGTTACCTGCTTTATTTACTGTTGATTTCTTTTTTGTTGTTGTTTTCTTTCTTGGCATTATTCTTTCTCTCTTTCATTAACTGTTCCCACATAACATTGTTAGCATCCAACTTCTGTTTCATCGTGGGAGTCGTCTTCTTCTTCATATTCTACTTCCTCTGCATCAATATCTATAGGAGCTTTGTCTGGTAATATAAAGATACCACTAGATGCTTGCATATTAATGTCTAACTTTTCAGACTTTGAAACTCCTACACGGTCTAATAAAGACTGTGCAGCTACGAGTTTGTTGTTAGCCTGAGGTATTGGTTTATCGGAATCCATGATCTCTAAGAGCTTAAAAGCTGCTTTAGGGGCATTGTGAGCTAACACATCTTTAGTTAATTCTAATACTTCGTTCTTTAAAGCTTTTAAAACTTGGTAGTGTCCACCTGAATAGCCTGCTAATTCTGCTGCAGCTCTAGCATCTCCTTGAGTTTCTATGAGATTATCTAGAAATAGTTGTTGTTTATCTGTAAGCTTTCTAGCTTGTTGAGTTGTTGGTATAATACTGCTCATGTAAACCAGTATAGGGTCATATTAAAAAAAGTCAAGAAGGACTTGACAAAAAGCTCTCTGGACTGTAGAATGAGGCTTGTCCGGTAGGCAGGTTAGTACCTATAGGATACACCCTCCACTAATAGTCTATTAAGCCCGACCTAACTGGTTGACACCCTAAACCCGATAAAATGTATAACCATGCCATAGATATATACGGAGGGTGGTATGGTCTCCTGCATCCCCCTTTGAGAACCTGACGTATGAGAGGGTGATAAGACCTACTAGACGTTCTTTAAACAAACTAGCAAGACTAAATAAACTTCAAGACTATTGAGTTCTACCTGAGATACTTTAGGAAACCCTTTATAGTTTTGATAAGCTCAGAAGCTTTTAAAAGTTTATATAGTCTTCATCATTCAGCAAACATAGCAAGCTCTGAGTACATTGAGTTGGCTCCTCCCCTTTATTAAACTACCATATGATAAGCTTAGCAAGCTTCACAGTGCTTATCGAGCTTGCCTGACTACTAAGTGTAGGCTTCAACTTCAAAAACTATCTAGTTTACAAAGATTATAAAGTTTGTAAGCATTAATATTATTAGTTTTAAACTAATAACTTCATAAACTTCAAAGGGTTAGATAGTTTTTGTTGTATTTCATAAACCATTCCGTATCCATATTATAAGTATCCTTAGTTCGATATAGTCTATGAGTATAAGAGCAAGCTAGATAATCCCGATTTTGTTCCATCAGTTGCGTTTATCCCACTGTCTTTTACGAACAGAAGACTTGAGCAGCTTGCTATCCTTGAAACACTAATCCCATACTCCTGCCCTGAAACTGTGTGTTTCTATGATCTTGTAACGTCATAACTATCATATATATTCTCCCTTGTATATTTATTTACATTACATGAACGCTTGTACATCACAAGAGTCAAGACCCTGTAACAGCTAAAGCTTAACAGGCTCTAAACACTGCTCTTGTAATCTAAAAGCTTTTCATGTTTAATGTATCTATTACAAGGAGAATATTATGATACTAATAACCTTTCAAGATCAAGAAACTCATCAGTTTCACGACAGTTTTATGGCAAAGTGTTTCATTGGATACCAATCCACTCAAGACATCTTTGTTGTAAAAGTCAGGTGTGATAAGGCATCTGATTACACTGCAATCGAGGATTATCTTAGATTGCTTAATACTAATATCCAATAAAACTAAGGAGTTATAATATGGATACTACATTTGATATGAAAAAAGTGAAGCCTGAAACACTTAAAGGTCAGGCAACCTATAACCAATGTGAGGGCCTTGCTAAGAAGTTCGCATATGGTTTGAAAGGCAAAGAATGGGGAGAAACTCATTCTAGAGTCAGAGCTTGTTTGCTTCATGAGAGAAAACATGGGAAACTTTCTTTTAAACAAGCTTCTGATCTTTTCAAGAAGACGAAGCTTCCTAAAGTATATCAAGATAAAATAGCTGCATATCTTGAAATACATTCTAGCTAGTTTGTAGCTCTAAAAGGGAGTAGGTCTTATCACCTGCTCCTTTTTTTTGTTCTCAGGGGGATTTTGTAGGCTTGGCATTCGCCAAGACTTTTTATTTGCAGGATACCATACCATATTAAATATAAATCTAAAGTACTTCGTTATCGGATGTTAAAATAGGCGGCGGTGGGTGGAGGGCATACTGTAGATAAGTTGTATATAAACTGTATATAACTTGTATATAACTTGTATATATCCTGTGGATAACTCTAGTATTATATTAAATAAGGGGGCAACAAGTGGAGGGAGTTATAACATGTACCTTCGACTATTGTACCTTACAAAACTATGTACCTATATCTGTACCTTTTAGACTACAATACGTTAAAGACTATTAAGATAATAAAAATAATAGACTTGACAAGATCGTGGCGTTCGGGGTAAACTTTAAAGCGTTCGGGGCAGACCTCGGACATTTGTTTAAATATAATAACCTGAGGAGGTTTAATATGGCAGTAGATATAAATTTACATAGAGTCACTAATGTGATTGTTGAAGAAAGTAAAATGGATAGAGATGATGGTACAACGTGGTTTGTTACTAAAAATATTATTGTAAAAGATGATAGTGATGAAGCAGTTCTTAAATTAACTTTGTTTGCAGAGGACTTTGACCAATTAAAATTTAATACTGAGGAAGTGTAATGGAAAAGATTATTCAAGACTGGGAGCTAGTTAAACAGCTTATCAAAGATATTGAAGATAATAGTGATGATGAACTTAACTTCGAGGAGGATTAATGAGTTTTAGAACACAAGACTTAGCTTTCGATCACTATCGTAATAAAGGTTTTAGATATGATAAATCCATGAGTATTCGAGAGGATAAATGGTACATGTTTAGAAAGGGTAATCGCTATGTAGTTATAACTCCCAAGTATGATAATATACTGGGAACTAAATGGATAGCGAGAGACTTTGTTTAAAATAATAGATATAACAGGCTTGACAAGGATGGTCGAGTCGGGTTATACTTTTAGGGCTTCGGCAACGGAGGTATCTCTTAGATACTTTTTTAATAATAATAATACCTGAGGAGGTAACTAGATATGAGTAAGACTACTTATACTGTAAAAGGGAGTGCGACTTCCACACCAATCGCAATGGCACCATTATCAATCCAAAAGATTTGGAATAGAGGAACTCAGTTAGGAGTAAATATCCTAAGAGTCAGAGCTGTTCAAAATCGTAATGAGATATCTACTGGTGCTACATTTAATGGCTATCACAAAGATAAAGTTTCTATCTATAGTCAGAAAAGCAATCCTGCTAGAGAGTTATGGTTCAGGAGGTTTGTTAAATTGAATGAAGCTAATAAGAGTATGCAAGTTCTTGAAGTTGCAGATAACCTTGATGCTCAAGAGACTTTGAGTGTTATGGACTCTTACAATACATTTGCGAATGGTAATGTATTTACTAGATTCTTCAGAAAAGTCTTTAGCTTAGTCTAGAGCAATTTTAGTGTAGCTAAACTAATAGTAACTGGGAGCAGAATGTATTTATATATTCGTAAGTCTTGAACTTAGTTTAGCTACACACTTTTTTAATTAAGGAATTAACAATGAAAAAAACACCACAACAATATCGAAAAGAAAGACAACTATTTTTACTTAATACTAAACAAGACGAAGGTTATGTTTATATGATTACGTCACCAAGTTTTAAAAACTGGATTAAAATTGGTAAGACTGGAAATATTAAAGATAGATTTATGCAATTTAACTATAGTACTCCTTTAAGAAATTTTAAACTTGAATGCGTAAAAGAAACAAATAAAAAATCTGTAGCAGAATTATTATTACTTAATAAAATTAACGAGAACTTAGGGATTGAACGCAAAGGAGAATGGATTAAAGTTAAAAATGTAGCTGAAGCTAGATACATGTTTAATAAACATAGAAATAGAAAAGTTACATTACAAGATAGAGAGAAATGTTATGCCTAGTTATAAATTACTATCACAAGGTAGTCCAAAGATTGACAAGAGTAATAATCTACAAGATAAATACTTTAGTAGAATATTATATCTTGCACCACACAACTTAGCTGATGGCAAGCGTACTGTATGTCCATATGCTACAGTTGCTAAATGCCATGAACCATGTTTAAATACAGCAGGTATGGGTAAGTTTTCTAATGTACAACAAGCTAGGATACGTAAGACTTTACTGTTCTTAGATGAGTATGATACGTTCATGAAGTATTTGATTGAGGACATCAACAAGTTTATTGGAGAGTGTTACAAGCTTGATAAGATACCATGTGTCAGGCTCAATGGTACTTCGGATATACAATGGGAACATCAGTTGGTTGATGGTAGGAATGTATTTGATATATTCCCTGATGTATTGTTTTATGATTACACCAAGATACCTACACGAAAAGTTTCACATATCAAAAACTATCATTTGACTTGGAGTTACTCACAAGCTAACGACAAGTATGCTAAGTTGTTTGATGATGTACAATGCAACAAAGCTGTTGTATTTAGAAAAGAATTACCTGATACCTTCAGAGGTGTCAAAGTAATAGATGGTGACAAACACGATATGAGATTCTTAGACGAGTCTAATGTAGTAGTCGGACTGACTGCTAAAGGACCTGCTAAGAAAGATTATTCAGGGTTTGTTGTTGATAATTTAATAGAAGCGAGGGCAGTAGTATGATGATACTAAATTACGAAAGTAAAAAAGAGTTGAAAGAAAATATAGGTAAGCCATTGAGGTATACTGAAACTTCTTTCTTTGGTGAGGAATATAAGAGTGATGGAACTTTTGCAGGTTGTAATAGACCACACGATCCTAGAGGTACAGGAACTAGAGAGTTCTTTGCCGAAGTTACAATGGTTGATGATTTAATAAGCGAGGTAAAATAGCATGGATAAAACAGCAGTAGAGCATGTAGTATTAGATGGTTTGAAAAGATATATCGAAGACGTTGTTGAATATTCGGATACATTAGCCGAAGTTCACAACGATATATATGAGAACAAACAAAATACAGAAGACAATTATAGATACGTACTGGACCACATCAACGATGAATATGAGAGACTATCGGATAATTTTCAGAATGAAATTGATTCACTTCAAAATGAAATTGATGAACTAAAACAAATGATTGAGGATTTACAGAAATGAGTAATGAATTCAGAGAACAAGTATTAGAATATGTAAGTGATACAGTAGGTGAGATGTGGCAGTTAGATACACGACCTGACTTAGAGCAAGACTGTATTGATTTTATAGTAGACGAGTATGTTGATGAAGGGTTTTCAAAAGATGATTTGTATATAAACTTTTTAATTATAAAGTTTTTATCTAATCATTGCAGAGATGCAGTATCATCACAAGATTTAGACTATATGGCACAACAACAACGAGGTAATGAAATATGAAAGCAATATTAATAAACGTAAAAGACCAATCAATAACTGAAGTAGAGCATGATAATACTCTAGATAATATCTATGATTTATTAAACTGCAGAACTTTTGATGTAGTTAGGATTGATGAAGTAGATAGTATCTATGTTGATGATGAAGGTTTGTTTGTAGAAGACCAGTTATTCTTTGAGTTTGGTGGTGATGCACAAGCTGTTAGATTAGCAGGTAATGGATTAATACTTGGTGTAGATGATGAAGGTAATTCTACAAGTCCTAACATAACTCTTGAAGAAGTAAAAGGTAAAGTAGGTTTTTTACCTAATGGCTATCAATGGTAGACGTTGAAGTTTATGAGTATGATTACAATGGTACTATGGTTCAATGGTATTGGAGTGATCAAGTAAAGAAAAACTGGAAGACTTGGAAACCTAAGGTTGAGGATGTACTATTAGTAGACTTGACAGACAAAAAGCAAAATGGTATAATTGCCTTAGAAATTTTTGAGGGGGTAATGGATAAAGAACATCCTAAGAAAGTTAAAGCAAAAGGAATATATAAAGTAAGGAGATAGATGGAAAGTTATTTAGTAGAAGTTATAGATGAAGATAATGAATCTAGTGTTGTTATGAACTTTGCAGATAGCATACAAGAACTAATAGATAATATAGTTTGTATGGAACAATTTGTTTTTATTACAAAGATTAAAAGAGTATCTGATAACAAAGAAATTAAACTAGCAAAAGATGTTATAGACTTAGAAGACTTAAGAATGTATAGATTACTAATTGATGATGAAGTATCACTAAGACAAACACTAACAAACAACGAGGACAATAATACTGTACAATGAGAACAGCTAAGCAACAAATAGAACACACTTCTAAAACTGGTTCTAGAGGTAAGAAGACTTCAATTGGTAGAGGGAATGTAGGTTACTCTACTATGCCGAAGCGTAAACGACAAACCTACAAAGCTTATAGAGGGCAAGGAAAATGAAAGTAAAACATTTAAAAACTAAAACAACTATTGAGCTAACTCCTGAAGAGTTAGATAAATATAGAAAGCTAACAAATGATTTAGACTCCATGTTGAGTAGCTTATTTGAATGTCAAGATATATGGTTAAGTGATGTTCGTAATTTAGATACTTTGAAGTGGAGACTAACAGACTTGTTAGGACTTAAATGGAATAGTGAAACTTATAGTTATATTAAAAATGCAAAGTGATTGATGTATCAAGTGCAACCCTAGATATTATACAAGCTATCAAAACTAATAAAGAAATACAGTTTATCCATAGTGGCAATGTTCTTTGTACTGTCAAACCCGTTGCTTTTCATGGAGACTTTGATGGTATTGTAACAAACAACGAACAAATAGATTTTCGTTATATGGATAAATGGTTAGGAATTGTGGAGGAACAATGAACATATTTTATTTTAACAAATGTCCAATCAAAGCAGCAGAAGATCAACCTGATAAGATGCTAGTAAAGATGCCATTAGAAACAGCACAGATGTTATGTACAGCTCACCGAGAGCTTGATGGTGACGAGTATGCTGATGCTAATGGTTTATACAAACGAGCATATTGGAATCACCCATGTACTATATGGGCTAGAGAAGCTAGTGGTAACTATGAATGGTTATATCAACACTTCCTTGCTCTATCCTTTGAGTACACATATAGGTATGGTAAGCAACACGCAAGCTATGTCAAGTTACACAAAGCATTAGCTAAATGCCCTGACAATATAACACAAGGTAAAATGACTAAGCTTGCACAAGCTATGCCTGACGAGTACAAACACCCAGACCCTATTGTTGCTTACAGAACTTATGTAGTCAACGAAAAGCATTATGCTAAGTGGGAGAAGGGTAGAGACAAACCTAAATGGTGGTCACATGACAGAGTATGACGCACATAAAATCTTTGAAGAACAACAAGAACGTGACAGAGTAACAGCACTCCATGCTGATAAGGGAGTAATTGAATTAAGATATGCTGATGGCACGACAGAAGTTTACAAAAAACGTAAATGGTTAACTGGTTTTAAATTAATAAGGAGAAGACAATGAAAATTGTAACAACACTAATAGCACTATTAACACTGGTGGTTGGAACAAATATCTTTCTTAGAGTACAAGATCAAGACAGGCTAGAGACTGCTTTGATTTTGTTGGATGAAAGAATTAGTTCAAACACAACAATTATTTCCAACATTGAAGAATATATTGTAGACACCACAGTAACTTTTGAAAACATGCAATACATAATGATGGACAACATTAAAGATGTAGCTACTGCTTTAGAAAAACATGAGCACGAGCCTGTGTATGTAGAAGTTCCTGTTGTTTCTGAGGTTGACTCAGTTGAAATTCAAACTGAACCTGAACCTGTTGAAACAGGAACACTAGAAAGAACTTACGATCCGGAGACACAATTACATATTCCTAGTCTACCTGTTCCGGTAGTTGTATGTCCTAGAGCAAACAATAATCTTGGTAAGTTTATAGATGATGTATCTTTACGAAGAGACTACAAGTTTCTTGTAACATATGATATACTAGATAATAAACTAGACAACGTAAGGTTTGATAAAAAAATACCTAGTAAATTAAAAGCAGCTATGATACAATACATAAACTCTTTTAAATTTAATGGTGATGTAAAAGATTGTAAGCTATCAATTAAAGTATTGGAGAACTAAATGCAAGAATTTTATAGACTAACAAACTCTGAGTACAAACAGTGGAATAATTTTTGTACAGATAATTATAAAGAAATATATGAGAACAAAGATGGACATGTAGTACATTACATGCCTGAGTCTGATAGCTTTCATTTATACATAGATTCAAAAGAACAATCAGGTATGCAAAACTTTTTAGAAAAAATGCTTGCATATGATTTATAGCTGTGGTATAATGCACTCACTCAAAGACATGACCTTGATATTAAAGGCTTTCCTTGAGTCACCGAGTAGCATTAGCCCTCTATCTCCATCCTCCTCAAGGAGCTACTTGGTTCAGTTATCTGAGGTGATGGGGCAACTGGCTCATAGCCCCAACTCGAAAGAGTTAGCTATGGTTTTTATAATACTGTTAAATAATAAAGGAGAAAAGATATGGCAGTAGTTAATGGAACTGCGTATTGGGCAAGTATTAAAACACCTAATACCAAATTCGAACCGGTATACACAATCAACCTAGTGGTTGACGAAGATACTGCAAATGATTTTGCGTCAAGAGGACACAAGATCAAACAGATGGATGAAGGTCCATCTATTATTATCAAAAGAAAAGTTAATGGACCTAATGGAATGGTTCGTACAGCACCTAGACTTTTAGATGCTGATAAGAACGAAGTTAATTATTCAGTTGGTAATGGTTCTAAAGTAAGAGTACAATTCAATGAGTACCAAGGAGAGAATAAGTATGGACCATATTCAGGTCTAGACTTACAAGCTGTCCAAGTACTTGACCTTGTTGAGTACCGAGCTGAAGATGGTGCAGAATTGTTAGATGGGGAGGAATTCTAATGGTAGATACTCCACAATTACAAGGTGCACCGATCACTATAAATCAAGAAGATGGTTCTTCTAAGGTTTATGACACAGGATTGTTATCACCTGAAGCACAGCAGGCTGTAGATATGATTGCCTTTATCGGAAGATTAAGACAAGTCTTAGATACGTCTGGACAGGTATTCAGTAATGTAGTAACCAACAACTTAACAGACGAAGCTATGGTACACGAGTTAGCTTCCGAAGAAGAGATTGTTGAAGAGGACAGTGCTGATGAAGAAGACACTAAGTAGTAGTGTCATTGGCTCGAGGGCAGGTTGTGGTGGCTTGCCCTCATTTTTTTATGAGGAGGTTGTATGGAAGAGAGTACTTGGGATAAACATAAACTACCATGTCCGAAATGTGGTGGCAGTGACCCAGTATCAACAAACACAGATGGTTCAGGCTATTGCTTTAGCTGTAACCATTATTTCAAAAACTATCAACAAGAAGTTGATGGGAATATCGTAGACATGGCTTCGCACAAAGAGCCTAGTACATTTTTAAACTCTTACACAGGAGTCTTTGGTGACTTGACAGATCGTAAGATCAGTGAAGCTGTTGCTAAGAAGTATGGTGTACGTGTTGTTTATGATAATCAAGGTAACGTAGCTAAGCATATCTATCCTTACTACAATAGCAACGAAGTTGTTTCAACTAAAACAAGAACTGTAAGTACAAAAGGTTTTGTAGTCGATGGTGGCTATGAAGGTACTGGTTTGTTTGGTGAGCAACTGTTTGGTAAAGGTGGTAAGTATCTCACAATAACAGAAGGTGAGTGTGATGCTATGGCAGTCTACGAAATCTTTGATAAGAAGTGGGCATCCGTATCTGTTAAACGTGGTGCTCAAGGTGCAGTTAGAGATATCAGAGACAGCATCGAGTTCGTTGAATCATTTGATCATGTTGTGATCTGTTTTGATAATGACAAGTATGGTAGAGAAGCAGCACGTAAGGTTGCTCGTATTATAAAACCGGGAAAGGCTAAGATCGTTACACTGCCTGAAGGTTTTAAAGATGCTAATGCTATGCTTGAACAAGGACAGTATGCACAGTTTACTAAAGCATGGTGGGATGCTAAGACATACACACCTTCCGGTATTATGGAACTGTCGAGTGCAAAAGACAAATGGTTGCACCGAGAGCAGAAAGAAAGCATTGCGTATCCTTGGGAAGGACTCAACAAGAAACTCTATGGTATGCGTAAAGGAGAGTTAGTTACGTTGACTGGTGGTACAGGACTTGGTAAGTCAAGTATCACTCGTGAGCTTACTCACTATCTAATTAAGAATACCGAAGACAATGTAGGTATTATAGCATTGGAAGAGAACTGGTTGAGAACTGCTGATGGTATTGTATCTATAGAAGCTAATGATCGTTTGTACTTGGAAGAGAAAAGAAAAAATTATACTGACGAACAACTGCAAGAATTGTTTGATAAAGTTATTAAGAAAGATAAAGTATTTATACATGCTCATCTTGGAGCTACAGATATAGATGAAATCTTTTCTAAACTAAGATACATGATCGTAGGTTGTGAATGTGACTGGGTAATTGTAGATCACTTACATATGTTAGTTAATCAATTAACAGAATCAGATGAACGTAGAGGTATAGATAATCTAATGAATCGTCTTCGTTCTTTAGTTGAAGAGACTGGTGTAGGTATGTTTTTAGTATCACATCTACGTAGAGCATCCGGTGATCGAGGACACGAGCAGGGTATTGAAGTATCTCTGTCTCACCTCAAGGGATCTCAAGGTATATCACAACTATCTGACTGTGTTATTGCATTAGAACGTAACCAACAAGCAGAAGATGAAATGGAATCTAATACAACGAAAGTTCGTGTACTTAAATCTAGGTACACAGGAGATACCGGCTTAGCTTGTAGCTTGCTTTATGATGTACAAACTGGTAGAATGAATGAGGTTACTGATGAAGTAACTCTTGATGACGTACCATTTTAGGAGATATTATGAAAGAAATAGTATTTGATATAGAAGCTAATGGATTATATCCGGATAAGATTTGGTGTATCGTAGCTAAACCTTTAGGTGAAGCTGTGGTATCTTTTGGTCCTGATAAGATCGAAGAAGGTATAGCTTATCTCCAAGATGCTGATGCCTTAATTGGTCACAACATTTTAGGATTTGATATTCCTGTAATTAAAAGGCTACACGGAGTAGACTTAACCAATCGTAAAATAAAAGATACTCTAGTTATGTCTCGATTGTTTAATCCTGTACGTGAGAATGGTCATAGTTTAAAAACTTGGGGTTACATCATTGGGTTTCCTAAGGATGAACAACCTGAAGACTGGGATGATTTCTCACAAGAAATGCTAACGTATTGTCAGAAGGATGTAGTCTTAAATGAAAAAGTTTATGTACGCTTACTTAAGGAAGGTGAAAACTTTGAAGACGAATCACTCGATTTAGAACATGGAGTTGCTACAGTCTTAAAAGATCAAGAAGATAATGGTTTTGAATTTAACCAAGAATATGCCATGATGCTAGTTGCTCAACTGAAAGAACGTATGTTTCAAGTTGAGAAAGAAGTACAGCAGGTATTCAAACCTAAAATGGTAGATGTCAAACAAGTACATCCTAAGTTAAAGAAAGATGGAACTTTATCTAAGTCCGGTTTAACTGCAGAAGAATATGATAGATTGATTGAGTCAGGTGATTACAAACCTTTTATGAGACAAAAGCTACAACCTTTTAACTTAGGTTCTCGTAAACAGATTGGTGAGTATCTAACAGACTTTGGTTGGAAACCTAATAGGTTTACTCCTACTGGTATGCCAATTGTAGATGAATCTTCTCTAGCTAAAGTTAAAAATATACCTGAAGCTAGGTTGATAGCAGAGTTTCTGTTGTTACAAAAACGGATAGCTCAGATTGATTCTTGGATACTGGCTGTTAAAGAAGACAATCGAGTACATGGTTTTGTTATACCTAATGGAACTATTACTGGTCGTATGTCTCATCGTGCTCCGAATGTTGCACAAGTTCCTAGTGTCGTTAGTGAGTACGGTAAAGAATGTAGGTCCTGTTGGACAGTACGTGAAGGTTATAAATTAGTAGGTATAGATGCAAGTGGTTTAGAATTAAGAATGCTTGCACACTATATGGATGATAAGGAATATACAAATGAGGTTACAGAAGGAGACATACACACAGCTAATCAAAAAGCTGCAGGACTTAAATCAAGAGATCAGGCAAAGACATTCATCTATGCATTTATATACGGAGCAGGAGATGCAAAAATTGGGTCAGTGGTTGGAGGAGGTAAAAAGCTTGGATCAGAACTTAAGCAACGCTTCCTCGATAATAACCCATCACTTAAAATTCTTAGAGAACGAGTATCTAAAGCAGCTAAACGAGGATACCTCAAAGGATTAGATGGTCGTAAGATATTTATTCGTAACGAACATGCAGCACTAAACAGTTTACTACAGGGAGGTGGTGCAATAGTTATGAAAAGAGCTTTAATTATGTTAAATAATTTGATAGACTTACAATCTTTAGATGCTAAGTTTGTAGCAAACATTCATGACGAATGGCAGATGGAAGTCAGAGAAGATATTGCAGACTTTGTAGGTGAGTTAGCAGTACGTTGTATAGAAGATGCAGGTAAGTATTACAACTTACGTTGCCCACTTACAGGTGAATATAAAATAGGAGATGATTGGAGTGAAACACATTAATAATATAAAACGAAAAGGAGACCTAGCTGAGTACTATGCAGTAACTTGGTTGTGGGATAATGGTTATGAAGTCTTCCAAAACTCAGGATGTACTGGTCCAATAGATATGATTGCAATGAAAGAAGGACAGGCAACTTTAATTGATGTTAAGACTATGACTAAAGATAAAGATAGTCCGAACTACAGAGGTAAGATAAGTAGAACTGAAGCACAAAAAGAATTAGGTGTTAAGTTCTTACTGTTCAATCCTGAAACAAGAAAACTAAGATGGTCACGTCATGGTAAGAAAGGGAGAATACCTAATGAAGAAAAAACAATTAGATAATTTAGTACCTGATATTTACAAAGCTCTTGGTCCGTTGACCAAAGGAGAAGGATTGGATATCTCAGACGAAATGATTGATTCATTTGGTGAAGATATGAAAGCAGCTATGCGAGACTGGGTAAAGAAACAACCCAAGACGAAAGATGCTTTGCGTATGTCCAACATAGGTAAACCTGCTCGACAGCTTTGGTATAACAAACATTCTAAAATCAAAGCTAAAGATTTACAGGCTACTTTGATGATTAAGTTTTTGTATGGTCATATACTAGAAGCTCTTGTTGTATTCCTTGTTAAACTATCCGGACATAAAATAACTGATCAACAGAAAGAAGTAAATGTAGGTGGTATCAAAGGACACATGGATTGTAAAATCAATGGAGAAGTTGTTGATATTAAATCTACATCAGGCTTTGCATTTAATAAATTTAAGAATGGAACTCTACCTGAGAATGATAGCTTTGGATACATGGCACAGCTTGCCGGATATGAGGAAGCAGAGGGTACAGATCAAGGAGGTTTTCTAGCCATTAATAAAGAAACAGGAGAACTTTGGTTCTTTCGACCTGATGAGCTTGACAAACCTGATATAAAGTCTAAAATTAAAGGGTTGAAGGCAACTCTAAAAAAGCCTGAACCTCCTGAGTTATGTTATCAACCGATAGCAGATGGTACTCAGGGCAACTTCAAACTTCCGAGAGAATGTACATGGTGTCCTCACAAAGTAGAATGCCACTCGGAATCTAATCACGGACAAGGACTTCGTATCTTTGATTATGCGAGAGGTCCTGTCTTTTTCACAGACGTAGTTACTGAACCTAGAGTTCGGGAGATAACCCATGAATGGCAAGAAAAGTAAATTAGTACGTAGACAAGCAGAGAAACTTCAGGTACAATGGATAAATAGTTTATTGACTGAGGATGCTGACAAAGTAACACCTCAGACTTTAGCTCAAGCTTTACCTGATCAAGAATATTATTACAAAGGATACACAATACATCACTCTTTTATGAATCACAAGTGGGTAGAAAAGAAAGTCAAAAAGAATATAGATATTACATTGGATGAATTATTAAGTAATCATGGCTGAAGTTAATCTAGATGAATTAAAATTAGAAGACTTACTATTTATTGTAGGTGGTTCAATCTTTCAAGGTAATACGACTGACGATATAGAGTTAGAAGTATTGTTACGATTAGAAGAGTTACTAAATATTAAAATTGATGAGAGGTTAAATGGCATACCTAAAGATGCTGTTATACATTAGGAGATAAGATGGAATATAAATTTGATGAAAACATAAATTTAAGATCAGTGCATCAATACATTGATAACACTTACACAGAGCACTATGCTCATTCCAAATACCAAGCTACGGATATGATCATTGATGCAGGACATGGTGAAGGATTTTGTATTGGAAATATCATGAAGTATGCTATGAGATATGGAAAGAAGAATGGTAAGTCGGAGAAAGATTTACTTAAAATTATACATTATGCATTGATTGCTTTACACTTAAATCAGGAAGATAATAAAGATGATTAAAGAATATTTAGGAATACAAATAGATTACAGTAAAGATAAGAAACTAGATAAGTTTAGTATTGATACATTACAAGACAGATACTACTGGGAAAATGAACAGAGTCCACAAGAAGCTTTTGCTAGAGCTGCAGTTTTTGGAGCTACATATAAAGGTAATATAGATTTTAATTTAGCACAGAGGTTATATAATTATGCATCCGATCATTGGTTTATGTTTAGCACTCCTATACTTAGTAACGGGGGAACAACTCGTGGCTTACCTATTAGCTGCTTTCTCAATTACGTACCTGATTCGAGGGTTGGTCTTTCTGATCACTATGATGAAAACATATGGCTCGCAAGTTCAGGTGGAGGTATCGGTGGATATTGGGGAGATGTTAGGAGTGATGGGGTGTCAACTGGCAACGGTTCTCGTTCTACTGGATCAATCCCGTTTATGCATGTCGTAGATTCTCAGATGCTTGCCTTCAATCAAGGCACTACAAGACGAGGAAGTTATGCAGCCTACTCTGATATATCTCACCCGGAGATCGAAGAGTTTATTAATATGCGTAAATCATCAGGTGGTGATATCAATAGAAAGAATCTTAACTTACACAATGCAGTCAACATAACAAATGAATTTTTAGAAGCTGTCAGAACTGATGATGAATGGAGACTGATAGACCCTAAGACTAATGAGCCTACGAAAGTTATTAGTGCTAGAGAATTATGGATGCGTTTACTTGAGACTCGTGCAGAGACTGGTGAGCCTTATCTAATTAATATAGATACATGTAATGAAGCTCTACCTAAAGGACAGAAAGACTTAGGACTAGAGATAAAACAAAGTAATCTGTGTTCAGAAATTACTCTGCCTACAAATGAAGAACGTACTGCTGTATGTTGTTTATCAAGTGTCAATTTAGAATACTATGATTCGTGGTCTAAGAACGAAGACTTTATTAAAGATTTAGTGACGATGCTTGATAATGTTTTAGAGCATTTCATTGGAGAAATAGTACACACAGAAAAACTAGGAGGTTATACTGCAAATTATAAAAGGTTTAAAAATTATGTTAAAGAAGGTAAAGAAGGTATGGGCAAAGCTGCATACTCAGCTTACAGAGAAAGGTCAATTGGATTGGGTGCAATGGGATTCCATTCGTATCTCCAAAGTAAAGGATTATCCTTTAATGGTCTACAACAAACTGGCATCAACAATCGTATTTTTGCAGGAATTAAATCCCAAGCTGAATATGCTACTAAATACCTTGCTGCAGAACGTGGTGAAGCTCCTGATATACATGGTAGCAATAAGCGTAACTCTCATCTCTTGGCTGTTGCTCCTAATGCCAGTAGTAGTATTATATGTGGTGGCACTTCCCCTAGCATTGAACCATATCGTGCTAACGTATATACGCACAAAACTCTATCGGGTAATTACAAAGTTAAAAATAAATTTTTAGAAAAACTTCTTAAAAAGAAAGGGTTGAATGTCGAAGAAAGAGAAAATGTTTGGAAAGATATTTCAAACGAAAGAGGTTCTATACAAAATATTAAAATATTTAATAAAGAAGAAAAAGAAATATTTAAAACAGCAGATGAGATAAATCAATTACATTTAGTAGAACATGCAAAGATTAGACAAGAATATATTTGCCAAAGTCAAAGCGTTAATCTTTTCTTTGTACCACCAAAAGCTACAGAACCTCAAGAAGTACACGATGAATTTTTACAATACTTAAATGATGTACATTGGTATGCTATGCATAATTTAAAATCATTATACTATCTTAGATCAGATGCAGCTAAGTCTGCTGAGAATGTAAATGTAAGAATAGCAAGAATTAATTTAGAAGACACAGAATGTATAAGCTGTGAAGGATAAGAAATGACAGAAGAAAAATTTGATACAATGTATGAGGGCAGATTTGATGCTCTTCAAAAGAAATATGAAGCTGAGATAGCTATTGCTAAATCAGAATTAAATACCTATTTTTCATTAGGTATGGGAGTTGCAGAGCATCCACACATTATAGAGTCTATGGATTTACTTTTAGATAAGATGGCTGCTGCTCAAGAGAAGTTAAATTTATTACTCAAGGAGTTTTAAATGGCAGACGATACCTTTCGTAAGTTTTGTACTCGAATGTGGTTGGACTACTGTGATGAAAATTCATCCTTTGGTTCTACTACTTTAAGTGAAAAAGAGTATGTCAAAGAACACAATAAATGGTTATTACAACAATACGCTAAACATAAGGAGGAATAGTGAGCTTATTAGGAACACAAAATTATTTTAAACCATTCGAGCATCCTTGGATGTTTGACTACTGGGATTTACAACAACAGATGCATTGGATACCAAATGATGTACCACTAAACACAGATGTCAAAGACTGGAACAACCACTTAACAGATGAAGAACGCAATCTAGTTAAGCAAATATTTAGATTGTTTACACAGTCAGATGTAGATGTTGGGTCAGCATATATTCATAAGTATATGAAATTATTCAGAAAACCTGAAGCACAGCTTATGATGTCAGCTTTTGCAAACATGGAAGGTATACATCAAGTAGCCTACAGTCAACTGTTAGAAACTATTGGTATGCCTGACAAAGAGTACAAAGCATTTGCAGAGTATGAAGAGATGGCTAACAAACATGAATATCTTTTAGACTTCAAACCTACAAGAAAAAACAAAAGAGAAATAGCTAAAGCTTTGGCAGTTTACTCGGCATTTACAGAAGGACTACAACTTTTTAGTAGCTTTGCAATCTTGTTAAACTTTCCTAGATATGGTAAGATGAAAGGTATGGGGCAGATTGTAACGTATTCTATACGTGACGAGTCTCTTCATGTAGAAGCTATGACTAAATTATTTAGAGAGTTTGTCAAAGAGAATCCTGACATTTGGAAAGATGATCTTAAGAAAGAATTATATGATATCTGTAGGAAGATGGTAGAATTAGAAGATAAGTTTCTTGATCTAGTATTTGAGATGGGTAATCTTGAAGGACTTACTAAGGATGAAATGTATGCATACAACAGATACATAGCTGATAGAAGATTATTACAGTTGGGATTAAAACCAAACTTTAAACAAAAAGATAATCCATTGGAGTGGATTGATGAAGTGATCGGTGTCGAACATCAAAACTTTTTTGAAGGTAAGGCAACGTCATATATGAAAGCAGGGCTAAGAGGAAATCATGGAAGTTTAACTTTTACGGAATTGCAAAATGAAAAAGAATGAAGCCACATTGATTAGCTACAAATTAGTAATAGATCAAAAAGGAAAAGTATATAGTGAACGTAGTATCAGTGACATAGATCAGATCGAGGAACGATTTAATCCTATCCTCTTTAATACTTTAAAGACTACGTTACGTAAGGCATCCTCAGAACTAGATGCCATACATAACAAGATAGAAGCAGACTTGAATTGTAGAATACAATAGTTATTGAGCTAGAGGATTCTTGTTTTCATCTTTCAATGTAGCTACATCAGCTTTGAGTGTGGCTACTTCTGTCTTGAGACTCACAATATCAGAACTGTTATCAGGAATAACAATCCCATCGATTTGCTTTTCTAAATAAGTTACAGAAGTTTCTATAGCTACAAACCTTTCTTCAATTATTTTTTGAGCATCTTCTGTATCTCCAATCCCACCTATTTCTGCTTCAAGATTCTCTAATCTATTTACATAAGTAGCACCAGTATATCCAAACCCTGCTAGAGTTGCTACGATACTAACCAATGCAATTAGTTGTGTAGTTTTATTTTCAAACCATTCCATATTTTTCTCCGTTATAAATTCGGTTGCATGTCTATCATGTCACCTAATGTTTCAAGATTAGCACCGGCTAATCCATAAAAAGCTTGTGTATTATCTCTAATCATAGCATCTGTATAGATTGCTCTTGGTTCATACCACGTTTCTTGTTGAGGTATTTGAGCTTCTCTGTACGCATCAAAGC